CGTATCCTTCCGCATAGCTACAAAATCCCTCACTTAAAGGCGTGCCGTTTTCTAATTTGAAAGAATTCATGACATAAATGCCGGAATCCTTTACAAGGGTAAAGCTTTTTTCCGACCATGTACCCTCTATATATGGAATTGTAAATTCATCCCTTATTAATGTTTGGCGCGCTAATTTTATTAAAGCCGAACTAGATTTAAAGATTAATTTTTCCATTTTATTCCCCTAAATTTTCGCAATGGTTTATTGCTTCTTGAATGGTTTCAAATTCTCCCAAATCATTTTGATCATCATCAAAAACCGCACTTACAAATGGATAATGATCGCTTAAATCGCACAAGCCAAAATATATAGTGCAAGTACCGTTTGAAATACTAGGGCATTCGTCGTGCCGATAGCTGACGTCCGCCCAATCATCTGAAACCAAGTCTAGCTGATCTTTAAAAAATACTTTTTGATCGGTATGCGCCGCATTTAATTTATTTAACATTACAGACCCCCATTAATTAAGGTAATAAGCAAACCCGCCAATAAACCAATAAAAACGACCGCCGATATCATGAAACCATCCCAAATAAATTGGCGATCCTGCGCCCTCTCAAATTGTTTTAGCGCGATGTATTGCGCGGCGTTCGATTCTCTTTTGCGGCGATCAAAATCGCCCTTTAATAAGTTATTGTTTGAATATTTCATAATGTAACCCTTTTTTTGATGGGCCGGGTTATTCCGGCTTATTCGCATTATATGCCTATCAATACCCATTGCAACCCCTTTTTGTTTACTTTTATGAGCGCCGGCGGGGCATCCCGCCAATATCCTGCAATTTTGCAAGGGTACCGAATCCGGCCATTTTTGGCCATTTTTGGCCGGAAATCGAATCAGAATATATCCGTGGGATAGCCGTGGGATAGCCGCAAATCCTAGTTGAGCCTGGGAGAGCCTGGTCGAGCCTGGTCGAGCCTGGTCGAGCCTGGTTCAAAGTTAAATCAGAATCTATCCAGGGGATAGCCGTGGGATAGCTTCCAAAATGTCAATGGGGTGTAACCAGGATAGTTTTCATCGGTAGCTGTGGAATAGCCGCAAAGAATCACCTGACCAGGTAGCCAGGTGAATTCAAAATGTATCTGTGGAATAGCCGTGGGATAGCCGTGCTGGCTAGAAACCTTTTGGCCCCATTCGTGGCCTGGCCGTCTTCATGACCTGATTAAAGGATTTCTTAAAGGTCTTATTGTAGTGTCTTTTGATATAAGCAGCGCCAAGTTTGTTAGCAGGCCAAATTGCTTCCTGCTCCCTGTTAGTTTGACTCATATCAATTACTAGCTCTGGAGCCTTTCTCTTAAACCGACGATATAGGCCGTAAGGTCTATTGTTTTTACCTTTGGGTTTGCCCATAAAATAAAGCTTGTCGTTTGAGGCCTTCTTTCCCACGGTGTTGCGAGGGATATTGCCGTACTTGTTTAACCTTTGACTGACAGGTTTAATCAGATGATTCATATTTTTGAGCGGCATTACTGTACCGCCAAAGGCAATAGTCATCAGGTACGGTCTTTGCTTTTCGACATACACGGCAGCGTAAAGCTCCCGTTTTGTTGCCATCTTTCTCCATAAGCCATTCTTAGTCCAGGGAGTGGCCCCTCTATCAACATAGTCGTCCAGGCTCTCTTTTAGAAAGTCCTGCGCCCCCCTGATCGTAGCGTTCATTGCTCGCATAGTGGCAAATGGAACCTGGTCACGCTGTAGATCAGTCATGCCCTTCATGGTTGCATCGATGTCGAAGTCAAAGCTGATGTTCATAACTGATCCAGAAAGTATTCATGGGATAGCCGTGGGATAGCCGTCAAGACCACATTCCGCAGATACAATCGACAGCCAGACAAAGGCAGTCACCTGACATACGCTCATCTAGCAAATATAGAACTTCCTGCATAGCTATTCTATCTTGGTCTATCAGGGCTTCTGCAAACCGCTCAACCAAATCTAAATCAGCATCGTGCACATTTTCATCCGAATCTATTCTTATCATAACCAGCCCTCTAAGCTGATTATATCAAACTTCCGTTCCGAATAGTTCTTCAGCCATTGCGGCGAACTCTCTAAATCCTTCATAAGGGTAGATTTCAGATAGCTCATCTACCATGTTGGTCACATCGTCCTGCCAATCAGTAATCTCTTGCCTAAGCTTATCTCTGGCGACATCAGTGGTCATCATAGAATTAATAATGGCATCGAATCTTACAATCTTATCGTTCAGATCGAAGTCGTAACAATCTTCCAAGCTTTTCGATATTGTAGTCATAACATACCCTCGTAGGTTTGTGAGGGTATTATAATCATTTATGTCTATAAAAGGAATATTATGTTTATGTTATGTCGTCAGCAGCTACTGCGCCGAGAGATAGGATTACAAACACTATCATGTAAATTATCACTTCTTGCCCTTTTTGTTGGTGAGTTAAGGCGGCATTGTATAGACGATCATCTATGATTTGAAATGCTTGTTTTGGATGATATATATACCAGTAATGATATATCGTATACCTGTATGTATACTGCAATATACATTGTTAAGTGATAAGTACGGAATTGCGTACAGATTGTATACATAATACAAAAATATGCGCTTATTAATGCAAAATCTATACAATTATCAGCACATAAAAAAACCCCCAGCCAAGTACAAAACGGTCTGAGGGGTGGGGTAAGGCTCGCAACGACTTTTAACGAGCCTAGAAAATTGTGTCGGATACTACTCTTCTAAATCAAACGTAAAGTTTTCGTCAAACCCATTCATTATGTACTCCTGTATCTGATACTTTATTAACTCAGCATCAGGCGTATCGGTATGCTTGTGTGCCCTGTTGTAGCCAGCCTCTGTACCAACTTCCACTATTTTCTGGATCAATTGATATATTTTGACTCTCATAACATCACTCGACTTGGTAAATAATAGTCCGTTTCGGCTCCCCAGTGGACTAATCTGGGTCAAAGGCTAAGGGAGCCTTGGCCTGATCTTATTTTAGCCACCAGTAGATCAATCTGGCGGGGAAAGGCTGTTAAACCTTCGGCTAGTAATTCAGTATCTCATGCCCAATAAATAGAAACAACAAAGATGTCATAATAATTAAGTGTAGCCTATAAACTACAACTGGCTGCATAATCCATTCTCTAAACGTGCTGCCCATCGTCTCAATCTTTGACCTTCTTATTGCTTTGTCAGCTAATCTATTAGCATCTTTAACCATATCTTTAACGCTCATTAGTGAACCCCCATGTCTATCTTCTCTTGATGGATCATATCTATATAGCTGTCCTGCACGGCCTCAAACAAAGTACCCTCGCAATAAAGATAGATTTGATCTCTCATAGTCTCAAGTAAACCCGGTTTAAATAACAAATGCTCAAAGTCATCTAAAGCATCGGAAACATAAGCATCATTATCTACATCCTTAGCGTTTCTCTCAGCAGCCTCAACTAACATCTGAGACATCATCCCAGATGACCCATAAGGGCCGTACAGCATCGCTAAAGCGAAATCGTAACGATCACTAATGGTATGAGGAAATACATCGTCAGCCCATGTTTTATGCGTTTGTAGCCAGGTGCATGCAATAGCGTCGCGAGCATCATCACTAAGTTCCATAATGTTGCCTTCCCACATCGGCTTCTCATCTCGGATAAGTCCGACTATATCATCCAGTAGGTGATAGCTCATTAGCACACCCCCAAATTAACGCAATCAATAAAAGACATGTTATGAACCGCTCCAATAGCGGCGATAATCAACAATCCTAAAAGTACGTCTCTGCGGCCTTCCGCAATTTTCTCTCGGTCTTCTATGTTCATTTCTTACCCTCTTTATATTCAATGAAGGTATAGAATCTCACAACTATAAAATAAAGTAAACCTTTTTGTTACATCTCTCCGATGCGCCATTCCTGCTCTTTTATCTGCTCTTTAAGTTGCCGGGCAAACTGGATTACTTCCTCTCGGTTAAACTTAGGCGATGGCCTCCAGGCTAATCTCTGCATGGCCCTAATACGTCTAGCCCCGTACATGTCATCCATGTAGATACGATAGGCTTCCTGTATTTTGGTAGTCTTCATGCCGTACAGGTTGCAGCTAGGGCATTGAGGATGGATATTCTCCTCGTAGAGTTTAAATCTGAGGTGCCTTCGACCGTAGAAATGACCTCCCTGCATGGCCTTGTAATGATCGATCTTGCCGCAGGTAACGCACTGGCAGTATCCGTTATCATCGCTCGCCTTTAGCCTTACAAGCCTTTGTAAGAGCTTGGCTGCCTTGTCTACTTCCTGGGCGACCGTAGTCTTTTTACGCTTCGCCATTGATCTCTCGCTCGATCAAAAAATCAACGTAGTGCTTAATCTTTCTCAGTGAATCTACCCCGCCCTTATCCTTCCAGCGAGTTATGTACTTAACGATATTACCTTCGCAAAAGTCTAGCTCGTTAGCCATGATGTACTCTATAGGCTGTATCGCTTTGTTTTTGTAATGATCTCCACCTACCTGATTGTCTAGCGCGCTCATTCCTCTTCCTCCGCTTCAAGTATATTAATTTTTGTAGGATATCCAAGGTTACAATGAGTGCAAATACCGTAACCATTGCCATCATCGCCAA